TGTCGTTAGTAAAATTCAGGCAGGAGTGGTTGCCACAATTGCGTTAATAAACACATTGATAAAAGCTTATAATGCTCTTAAAGCCTCTGCTATAGTTGCTGGTATTGCAAGTGCTTTTGCTTTAAATCCACTTTTAGGCGTTGGAGCGACTGCAGGCGCAGCGGCAGTTTTAGCGGCTGGTAATGCTTTGGCTCGGCGTAATGATACGGGACAGGTATCCGCGAATATTGCTGGCGCTGGTGGCAATACAGTTCCAAGTGCAAGTTTGCCTAGTGGCTTTACAACAGGCGCATCTATACCGAAAACAACAGGAGCACCTGCGATTACTCAGGGTGCAAGTCCAGCAGGCACTACCAGATCTAATAATGCACCTGCAGTTGCTTCAGCTCCAATAATCAAAACGCCAAGCGGTAATGCCATCCCTTCTAGCTTCGATGTAGCAGCAGCTAGACTTGGCGAAGAACGCGGCAATGTTATTGTCAATGTTAATGCCCCATCAGCCATAGATGAAGAAGGATTTACCCGAGCAGTTATCTTGGCGCTAAACCAGACTCAAGCCAGAACAGGTGGCGGGGGTAGCCAACTAGTCTTATGAGTATCTGGAATCCTATCTATCGCGTCAAGGTAAATGGATCAACAGTTACTAGCGCAACTCTTAGCGGCCTAACTATTACCTCTGGTCGAACGGATATTTATTCGCAGCCAATTGCTGGCTATTGCAACCTTACGCTTCTTGAAACCGCCGAGGCCTCAGTTCCCTTTGAGATTAACGATGCAGTAACTATTGAAGTCCAAGATTCAAGTGCTACTTTCGTAAATCTATTTGGTGGGTTCATTACAGACTTAGGCATAACAGTTAGATATTCTGGCTCGACTGCCACCAGCCAAGAAATTAAAATAATTGCAGTGGGAGCTCTAGCCCGATTAAGTCGAGCAGTATATGTAGGCAACTTTGCTCATCAATTTGATGGAGACCGAATTCTTGAACTTCTCAGTTCAGTATTATTGAGTCAATGGAATGAAGTTCCAGCTGCCGAGACTTGGAATGGTTATGACCCGCTAGTTCAATGGCAGGATGCAGAAAATACGGGCCTTGGAGAAATCGATACTCCAGGAGATTATGAGCTTCATTCTGAAAACAATCTAAACGACACAGTTTATAACCTAGCTTCTCGCTTTGCCACTAGCGGACTTGGTTATCTTTATGAAGATGCTCAAGGCAGAATCGGTTATGCAGATTCAACTCATAGATCAACTTATTTAGCAACTAATGGCTATGTGGATTTAGATGGAAACGATGCGATTGGACCTGCCTTATCAATTTTAAAACGAGCTGGCGATGTTAGAAATTCAATAACTATTGCTTATGGCTCTCAAGGAAATCAAAGCACTACAGATACTGATGAAGCCTCTATTAATCTTTATGGGGAACTAGCAACCACAATATCAACCACACTGCGCAACCAAGGAGATGCTGAGGCTCAGGCAGCCTTCTATCTCCTCATTCGCGCCTATCCTCAATTTGCCCTAAGGCAGATAACCTTCCCAGTAGCTAGCCCAGAAATACCAGATGCTGATCGGGATGACCTACTAAATGTATTTATGGGCCAACCGCTCAATATCATTAACTTGCCAGCCAATATGGTAAATGGAGAATTCCAAGGATTCGTAGAAGGCTGGACTTGGACCGCTAGCCTCAATCAACTTAACCTGACTCTTAATTTGTCTCCAATAGCTTTTAGCCTTCAGGCGATGAAATGGATTGATGTTCCTTTGACCGAGTCTTGGAATACAATAAACCCAGCTTTATACTGGCTAGACGCTACAATCGTAGCCTAAGGAGAAATATGCCGAATACTACGAATTTTAACTGGCCAACGCCAGCAGACACAGACTTAGTTAAGGATGGCGCAGCTGCCATCCGCAACCTAGGTGATGGTATAGATACTTCACTTGTTGATCTCAAAGGTGGGACAACTGGTCAGATATTAAGCAAGGCAAGTAATGCGGATATGGACTTTACTTTTATTACTCCGAATGTTGGAGATTTGACTGAAGTCCAAGCTGGAACTGGTATTTCCGTAGCTTCGGGAACTGGCCCAATCCCAGTTGTATCTTTTGATTACCGAGCAGGTTCAGCAGTAACGCTAAATGCACAAACGGCTACCTACACAGTAGTTTTGACGGATGCAGATCAAAAACTTGTAACAATGTCTGTGGCTTCTGCTAATGACTTTCAAATCCCTACCAATGCCAATGTTGCTTTTCCAGTTGGAACAGTAATCAATGTTATTCAAATTGGAGCAGGTCAGACAACTATCAAGGCTGTAACTTCAGGCACTACTACAATCTCATCAACTGGAGCAACTGCCACAGATCCTAAGTTAAGAGCACAATTTTCAGCCGCTTCTTGCATTAAAGTTGCAACTGACACTTGGTATGTTGTAGGAGATATTGCTTAATGAGTTTAATCGGGATAATTGCTTCACAAAACTATCCGCGCACTTTTACAGTTGATTATTTAATTGTTGCTGGTGGCGGTGGCGGCGGTCAAGGCATAAGTGGTAATGGTGAAGGTGGTGGCGGTGGCGCTGGTGGAGTTCGTTGCACAGTAGGCGCAACTGGTGGCGGTGGAAGTTTAGAAAGTTCTTTATCGTTGAGTGCTGGCGTTAATTACAATATAAATGTCGGTGGCGGCGGCGCTGCTGGAACTTCTGGAACTTTATCTGAGTTTATAGATTTAGAATCAGATGGTGGCGGCAGAGGCGGTTCTCAAGGTTATGCACCTGCAGCTGGTGGATCATCTGGCGGCGGATATGGTCGCACTGGAACTAACGATATAAGTCCAAGTCCAAGCACTGCCAATCAGGGTTTTGTAGGAGAGAACGGCGTTTCATTCACTTCTGGTGGCGGCGGTGGTGCTGGTGAAGCTGGTGGCACAGATGCCACTAGAGCTGGTGGAGATGGTATTTCAACTAATATAACTGGATCATCTGTTTTTTATGGTGGTGGCGGTGGTGGAACTACTGGTGGTAATACTGGCGGTGCTGGTGGCGATGGTGGTGGTGGCGATGGCGATAGCGGAAGCGGACCAGAAAATGGTGATCCACAAACTGGCGGTGGCGGTGGTGGTGGTCGCTCTCCTGGCTCAACAAATGGCGGGCAAGGTGGAAGCGGTGTAGTAATTTTGCGCTATCCAGATACTCGCACTATCAGCTTTGGTGCAGGTGTAACAGGAACTGAGAGCGCTGCAAGCGGTGGATATAAAAGAGCAACTATCACGGCTGCAACCGCTGGAACTGTGAGCTGGTCATAATGGCGCATTATGCTTGGATAGACGAAAATAATTTGGTAGTTAAAGTAACAGTTGGCGTAGATGAAACAGAATTACTTAATGGGTTAGACCCTGAAACTTTTTACACTAAAGCAACTGGTTACAACATTAAACGCACTTCATACAATCATAATATTCGTAAGCAATATGCTGGCATTGGTTTCACTTATGATGCATTTAATGATGTATTTATTGCGCCACAGCCGTATCCATCTTGGTCGCTTGATGAAAACTTTGATTGGCAACCGCCAACACCTAAGCCTGAAGGTTTATGGTATTGGGATGAAGATAGTTTAAATTGGATTGAAGTCGATGCCTAAATTATGTGCAGCAGGTATTCAACTTCGGGAGCAGATTGATGACGATTATCCTGATAGGGATCGTAAGTCTGACGGCTGGATTGCTGATTCTCGTCACCTCTCTAAAGGCACTTCTGACCATATACCAAGAGATGGAATCGTTAGAGCTATAGATATAGATTCTGACCTATCGGCACATAAAGAGGAATGTTATGCGCTGGTCGAGAAGATTCGTAAGTTAGCAAAGAACGGCGATAAAAGAATTAAATACATAATCTACGATGGAAAGATTATGAGTCCGATACTGGGTTGGAAACGGCGTAAATACAACGGCGCTAATCCTCACCGCTCACATTTCCATATTTCATTTACAACTTTGGGAGACAAAGATGGCAGTTATTTCGAGCTCGAAGGAGAATCTAATGAGAGACCTAAAAAAAGCCGCCGAAAGCTGGGGCAAAGCGTTCTTAGCAGCAGCACTAGCGACATATCTAGCGGTGGGATTCGACCCTGCTGCCATTGCAAATGCAGCTCTAGTATCAGTCTTGCCTAGCATCATCAACTGGCTCAATCCAAATTATGAGCGTTACGGCAAAGTCCGTTAATGGCAGCGGCTGAATTGGCCACCTTAGTAGCATCAGTCCTAGGATCTATTGCTTTACTAATTGCTGGCCTTCGATACATAATTAAATTGGAAAATATCCCCATTGTGTCGCGCCTTGATAAAATGGAGTCTCAGCTAGAATTGGCCCTAGCGAAAGGGGTCAGAAATGGCAACGCGAAAGCGCGTAAGTAAGAAGCCAGTCAAGCGTCCGAAAAGACGCAGGACTACTAAAGAGACGCCTTTAACTAAGCTTGATTTTTGGGCTATTGCAGCCAATGAAGTTTATAAAGCTTGTCGCAGAGCAGGGATGGATGAGGGAACGGCCTTGGCCTTTGCTATGGATCGCAGCTCTTATCCCGATTGGATAGTCCCTGCCGATGACCCAATTAAGAAGATTGGTTGGGAAGATGGAGAAGAGGACAACTAATCTACTTTCGAGAGGTTGAGCTCTTCGAGGCTCTCAAGTCGCTTTACCCAGACTTGACGCCCTTATCAGCGACCGACCGAGCAGATGGCATTACTAGCGATAGCTATATCGAGCTTAAGTGCCGTAGGACTCATTACGACACTTTGATGATTGAGAAGAAGAAGTGGGATTATTTGGCCGATATTAGGGCTAGAACGGGCGCTAAGACCCTGTATATCAATTCGACACCTAGAGGGGTCTATCAGTGGGACTTAGGGGCTGTAATCGAGCCTGAGTGGGCTCTAAAGCGCCTTCC